AAGATGTTCCCTCCCGCGCGTCGATCAGACCCCCCTAAAATAAATACTTGAGTAAAACAGTCAACTACTAAAAAAGAAAAAACCCGCCTAAGCGGGTTCGATGTAACTAGGTTAAACTTAGTGAGCGTGGTATGAAACATTGGTGACTGTATTATCCCAGCATGAACGGCATGTTCCGCATTTACCTTGTTGACTTGGTGCTACGCATTTAAACCCCGTTAATTCCTTTTTACTATGTACGGTACTAGTTAGCACGTTAGCGAACCCCTTTAAACTTCGTGGTAACTTAGCCGGTGCGTCGATCATCATGGCCGACATTCTTATAACTAAGTTAACGGGGATTGACTCGGTTTTAACAAAAGCCTTCACAATGTCATACTCGCGGGTAGGCAACCAAAAAAGTGTCTTAGGTAATTGTCTTGCGATTGTGGCTATTTTAATTAAATGTTCTACGCTTTGAAGGTCACCGGCATCATGCCAGCGGAAAAATGGCTTATGATCGATAAGCTTCACCATAGCATCAACCCATTCCGGTTTTGTGATTGACTCAAGCCTTTTATATTGTAACGGCTCGATCGTCTTAGCAAAACGATGATAATTACCTTTTAAGGCATAGCATCCATGGCAAACTGAGCCCTTGATCTTAACTAACTTTGACCCTGTAATGCATTCCCTAGCCGGCAATGAATAAGAATCACTAGGCATTTTCGTGGTCTTGGTACATGATCCAGCTATGTTGATAGCATCTCGTTTACTGTAGATTTTAATTGTTTGCATATAGCAACCCTTCATTAGTTAATGTTGATCTCATAAAATACACGATCCCTGAGTATTTGTCAAGTTAGGTTATGGGAATTCTTTTAACGTAAAAAAGCAAAATGAGCAATTGGCTTTGATACCTGTTCCCTGACCCAAAAAGAAAAGGCGTCAAAAGACGCCCTCTGCTTCTAACCTTTTTAAACCCGATCGAACGATCTCTTTCAGTTCGGCTCGATTGACTATGAGATAACCGTCTCTAGCTTGGTGGATATTGAATTGATTTATGGCATAGTTTTCAGCGTCCTTCGCGGACGCCCGTTGATCTAGATCCCATACAAAGTTGTTAGTTAAGGCGTAGTAATTCATACGCCCTCCCTATTAAACTGATCTGCTAAGTCCGAACCTGATATATTCTTGATCCAGCCCCAGCCATGCCATTGGTTAACTCCAGCTCTACCCTTTTCAAGTGTCACCATGTTCTCGCCCCATGATATCTCGAACTGAACGTGGCCTCGACTCAGTCCACGCTTAATAGCTTGGATGACTTGGTTCTTACTTGGTTTACGGCCGTCAAAATATTGTTCATACATGGTTGACGTTCTAATTGTTACGCCTTCTGATACTCGGTTACTTGGATATAAATAATCTTTCATAATAATACAGGGAGGCTTACGCCTCCACTGCCTCCTCTTTAGTTGTGAATGTTAGAATCTTTTGAGCTAGTGCGGACGCCTTAAGAATATTCTTAGGATCATCTTTTAACACCTTAAGCCATGAATCAATGTAACTTGCATGTTGTAACTGGCCATCAATTTTTAAGTGAGCGCATAACATCGCGCTGCCTAATTCTGCGACTAGCTCCTCGAATGCATAAGCCTCTGATCCAAATCTATTTTTGAAATCTCGATTCAATCGTGACTCGTGACCCGTCCAGTGAGATAACTCATGCAAGGCCGTTGCATAATAATCGGGAGTAGATTTAAATTGATCGAGCTCAGGTAACTGAATGTAATCGAGTGAAGGTACATAGAATGCGCGGTTACCTCCAAACTGGATGCGCGCCCTCTGAGCTTTAATGAATGCCTCGCATGATTCAACCGCCTCGATCTCGGTGCGCTCAGTTGGTGCTGGTAACTCGAGGCCGTCGACTTGATCTGCATTGAATACAGTGTAAGTCTTTAACATGGGTATTTTCTTAACTTCATTGGTAACTCGATCCTGCACTTCGAGCGGACTAAAGTAGATCACTTGCACGCCTTTCGAACCCTTGCGCACCTGAGCGCCTACTGATTGAGCTTGCTTATATGTAACCCAGTTGTGAGTAGATGCTGGCATCATTGAGAGCTGGACGAAGTTGATGCCGTTGTAATAACGTTTAGCTACTGGATTGAATGGTGCATCGATGCCGTTGGAGTTCCATGGTTTCACCCACGGTGCAACGCCTGATTCTAATTGCTTAATGATACTGTCTGTTATTGTTTGCGCTATGTTACTCATATTGATAGTCCTTATTAAAGTTGATAACGTGTACTGCAAAATCAGGATACCTAATTTAATTTAATATGTCAAGTATTATTTTACAATTATAGGCAAATAGATAAAAGGCCTCCACCTCGGACCCCTACCCGTACCCCACCCCCCAAAAATTTTAAAAGGAATTATTTTTTATCTTCTACACTTAGACTTTCACGAATGACCAATATAAAATCCAAATATCAGAATGTACCCCCTAGTAAAATAAAAGGCATATCAAAAAAATATTTTGCAAAAAAAGTTGGGAGTTTAGTTAGTAAAGTTTCATTCAAAGGAAAGAAAAAGATAAAACGAATGAAAACTAAATAGCTTTAGGGTCGAAGTTGTATAACTCGGAGTAAACGTCTTTAATACGCATGAATTTAGCCCCGTGCTGATCGAAGTCGTCATCACCCCGAACGTAGAGAGCTAAGTGAACCATTTCATGAAGAAGAGTTTGGAAGATAGTGATGAAGTGACCACAAGAACCAGAGCTTATTTCAATTGCCATGTCTACCTCGTCAAAGCAGCCATATATAGTAGGGTTTTTAATAACACGGAACTTAACTTTTTCAGACTTAGGCATAGGAAGGGTATTGAATGGCGCCATTTGGCATGCCATGTTGTAGAGTATCTCTAAGTTTTTCTTAGTTAACGTGGTTTTCATTTAGATATTCTACCTTGTTTTTATAAAAACTATGTTACAATCGGCAATAAAGCTGCAATTAATTTCAAAGGTGTATCAGCGACACATGACAGACGTAAATATCCAACAGAATCAACAAGATAAACCCAATAACGAGGTTGTTATTGTGCCTTTTATCGAAGAAAACATACCGATACCCAAAAATGCTAGAGATGCACTACCAAGTATGACGTCGGAAGACGAAGTTATGATTCGAGCTAAAACAATTAAAGAAGTAAGTGACATTATGGGCGAAGAAATTGCGCCAAACGCAGAAAATGTTAAAGAAGCAGAAGATTTAGCACGCAAAATGGTAGAAAACCCAGGTATGAAACAAGAGTATGGTCTATACGCAAATGAAACCGTGGCCTACTTAGGTGGACTTGTTGGGTCATACAACCACATGATCGTAAAAGACCTAGCTGATTTGAAGTTATACGTGGTAAACAAGTTGGTTGAGATTGTGCATCATGAGGATAGTAACCTTAAAGAACAAATTACAGCATTAAGATCGATTGGTGAAGTCGATGGTGTCGATGCGTTTAAGAAAAAGACCGAAGTTATCCACAAGATGGAGACGATGGAAGAAGTTGAAAAAGAATTACTTAGTATGCTTAGTGAACTAAAACAGAAAGCGTTGATAAAACCTAAATCTGAAATTATAGATGCAGAAATTGTAGAAGATGCCAGAGACGAAACCAAAACTGACGAGTAAAGATATCGAGGAGTTACAAGCCCTTTTTCCTGAAGCAGACGAAGCACAAAAGGTTAAGCTCCAGAAACTTCTTAAAATATATAAAAGCAAGGTTGTCGAGAAATCGGGCAAAGAAACGTTTTTAGATTTTATACAACATGTATACCCAGGTTACATGATAGGAGACCATCATAGGAAACTTGCTCAGATATTTGAAGACATTGCGAACGGCGTCAAGAAACGAGTTATTGTTAACATTGCTCCGAGGCACGGGAAGAGTGAGCTTATTTCATATCTTGCTCCAGCCTGGTTTCTTGGTAAATACCCTAATAAGAAAGTTATTATGGCGTCGCATACGGCTGACCTTGCTGTTAATTTTGGTCGTCGGGTTAGAAACTTGGTGGGTAGTGACGCTTATAAAGATATCTTCCCACAGGTAGAACTACAAGCAGATAGTAAATCGGCATCACGATGGGGGACAAATTTTAATGGTGAATATTTCGCAATTGGTGTTGGTGGTGCCCTCGCTGGTCGCGGCGCTGATCTTTTTATCATTGATGATCCACACTCCGAGCAAGATGCAAAACTTGGAAGGGCTGATGTCTTTAAGCCTGCTTGGGAGTGGTTTCAATCTGGCCCTCTTCAACGTCTTATGCCAGGTGGTGCGATTATCGTAGTGATGACTCGGTGGTCTAAGTTAGACTTGACTGGTGAAATTGTTAACCAGATGATAAAACAAGAAGGCGTAGACGAGTGGGAAGTAGTAGAGTTTCCTGCGATCATACATAATAAACAAGGTGAAGAAGAATCACTATGGCCTGACTTCTGGCCACTCAAAGAACTCTTAGCAAAGAAAGCGGCGCTAGATGTTCGGTACTGGAATGCGCAATACTTGCAAAACCCGGTGTCAGAAGAAGGTGCTTTAGTTAAAAGAGAGTGGTGGAAGATATGGGAAGAAGAAGATCCACCGAGTTGTGAGTTTACGATCATGAGTTTAGATGCTGCCCAAGAGGCGAATAATAGAGCGGACTATAACGCGCTCACCACTTGGGGCGTCTTTTTTAACGAAGAAACCAATAACTATAATATAATACTATTAAATAGCATTAAGCAACGACTAGAGTTCCCAGAGTTAAAAGAGCTTTGTTTGCAAGAATATAAAGAGTGGGAACCAGATGCATTTCTAGTCGAAAAGAAATCTAACGGTGCTGCACTTTATCAAGAGTTTAGACGGATGGGTATTCCCGTCGGTGAGTTTACACCAGGTAAAGGCCAAGACAAAATAAGTCGAGTTAATGCTGTGTCAGACTTGTTTAGAAGTGGTATAGTGTGGGCTCCCGACAGACGATGGGCACATGAGGTTATAGAAGAGTGCAACGACTTTCCAAGTGGCGCAAATGATGACTTAGTTGACTCAACAACGTTAGCATTAATGAGATTCAGACAAGGTGGGTTTATTAGATTACCTAGTGATGAGCCTGAAGATATACCAGGATTTAAAAGTTCTCGAAACAGATTATACGCAATATAAGGATAAATTATGGCAGACAATGTAGATAAAAGTATAAGTCAAGCACCTCAAGGTCTAGAAGAATTAGCGATGGGTCAACCAGACCTTTCTATTGAGATTGAAAACCCAGAAAGTGTAACACTTGATGACGGTAGTATGGAAATTACAATTATTCCGGGTAAAGATGTTGCCGGCGATGAATTCAATGCAAACTTAGCAGACGATATGGATGAAGGTCAGTTGACTGAATTGTCAGGTGATTTAATTGGTGAATACGATGCCGATATTAATTCAAGAAAAGATTGGTTAACTACTTATGTAGACGGCTTAGAATTACTAGGCTTAAAAGTAGAAGACAGAACAGAACCGTGGCCCGGCGCATGTAATGTATATCATCCCTTAATGACAGAAGCGCTGGTTAAGTTCCAAGCTGAAACTATGATGGAAACATTCCCCGCCGCAGGCCCAGTTAAAACCGTAATTATCGGTAAGCAAACAAAAGAAAAAGAAGACGCTGCTGAACGTGTAAAAGATGATATGAATTATCAACTCACGGACATGATGCCGGAGTATAGACCTGAACATGAACGCATGCTATGGGGACTAGGTTTATCAGGTAATGCATTTAAGAAAGTTTATTATGATCCAGCGTTAGAGCGTCAAGTGGCGATGTATGTTCCAGCTGAAGATATTGTAGTACCTTACGGGGCTTCTAACTTAGAAACAGCTGAGCGTGTTACACATGTTATGCGCAAGACTAAGAATGAATTACATAGATTACAAGTGGCAGGTTTTTATCGCGATGTAGATTTGGGTGAACCGTTTTTAGACATTGATGAAGCAGAGAAAAAGATTGCGGAAAAATTAGGTTTCAATCCTACAGAAGATGATCGTTATAAAATTCTTGAATTACATGTTAACTTAGATTTAGAAAATGGTGATAGTGAAGATGGTATTGCATTACCTTATGTAGTAACTATTGAAAAAGGTACAGGCACTATCTTAGCCATTCGTCGTAATTGGAATCCAGATGATAAGTTAAAATCTAAACGTCAACACTTTGTACACTATGGTTATATTCCAGGTTTTGGTTTCTATTGCTTCGGTTTAATTCATTTAATCGGCGCCTTTGCTAAATCTGGCACGATGATACTTCGTCAGTTAGTTGATGCAGGTACACTAGCTAATTTACCAGGTGGTCTTAAGTCTCGTGGTCTACGCATTAAAGGCGATGATACTCCGATTGCACCAGGTGAATGGCGTGACGTAGATGTACCAAGTGGTGCAGT